TCGAACGAAAGAAACCATGTCGCAATGTTAGGTGAATTAGCGATTCGATATGTGGAAGGCTTGACGGGGCGACACGTTCAAAGCAAATCCGCCAACGTGTACATTCACACATTGCCGGAACGATTGGAATTACCATTTCGATTGAACCGAGTAAATGGTTTTAGCTATAATTCCGACCAACACACAACCAAAACAATAACGGTCGACGATGCGTTTGTGATTCACAAAGCCACGTCGCCGTCGGTGTTGGAACAAAAATTGACGTTCCAATCGCCGACCGATTACGCATTGGACGACCCGTTTCCGTATTTATTGGAATGCGCGATTTTGGGTGACGACGATTTGATTTCAACGAACACAACACAAACGTCGAAATTGTTTCAAGGGGCTTGCCTTTTGTATTTGGCGCATTTGTACGAAAATCGCGAGGCCGGAGGCATATCAACCGGCCGACCGTTTGTCATGCCATTGGCGTTCGAATCCATTGTCAAATCATTGCGACGCATTCGATGAGAATTGGCGAACTTGACACCCCAATTGACCTTCACAACAAAACGGTCACAACGGATTCGTTTGGTCAAAGGGTCGAAACATTCACAAAGGTTTCGACCATTTACGCAAAACGATTTGACCGAAACGCGGGTGAAATTACCGTGGGCGACCGTGTCGTTCAAGTGTTGCGAACGGAATTTACCATTCGATACAACACCGCAGTTTCCGAACAATCACGGATTGAGTTTGACGGGCAAACGTACCGTGTGGATGGCGTGTTGGTCATGGGCCGCAAACGCTTCATGAAATTAATTTGTTCACGCAACGACGATTGACGATGGCCAAACCAATGTTGGATGCCGTCAAAGTGTCGGCAAAATTTGAGGAACAACAGGCAACCAGAATTGTCCGCGCATTGGAAAAAATGCCGTTCAACGTGGCCCGGCGTGAGGTTGGGCAAATTATGAAACGCGCATTTCGGCCGGCCTTCAACACGATGCGGTCATTAGCCCCCAAAAAATCCGGGCGCCTGAAAAAGTCAATCGCAACAATTACATTTTATTCACGGGGGTCGAAATCGTGGGTCGTGCGTTTGGGGCCACGATTTCGCGGACCCAATCGTTCATTCACGGCGCATTTTGCCGAACTGGGGGTGAAGCCATCCAAACGGACAACGCGCGGAGAATTCACCTTTTTCGGGAAGGGTGGCAAATTAGTCCGAACCAAAGAAATCACCGCGGGTGTTCCCAAACAACCGTTTGTTCGACCGACGTTGAATCGTTACCGCGACTCCATACCGTTCAGAATCAAAAAAGGTGTCAGGGAATTTTTGGTTCGTGAATTTAAAAAACAAACGTGACATGTTGGACCTAATTTTTGACAAACTTCAAAACGATTCCGATTTGACCGCCGTAGTCGGGACGCGTGTTTTTCCATACCTACGAACGCAGGGGTCAGAGTTGCCCGCCGTCATGTTCGAACAAACCGACGCGAAGTTCACGCCCACAAAAAACACGACATCCGTCAACGACGAATTCGAATTTTCCGTGAATTGTTTTTCGGAAAAAATTTCAGAAGCGTGGACAATGCACACAATCGTTCGAAGCATCTTTGAAGGTTTGTCGGGTTCGTTCACGATTGGTTCGAATCAATACGAAATCCAATCGACCGTGTTGGACACCGTCGCATCCGACGTAATGGACGACGGAAACGTTTTCATTGTCGAACTTGTTTTCACCGTGTCGTTTTTAGCTACGTTCACGGCGCGTTGACATTTCGTGACGACACGAAATCCAAACGTGTTGTGACGACATTTGTCAACATCACAAAAATTTTCAACAAATGTCACTTTCAAGCATTTCGGGAAATAAGTTGGGTCTATTTGTCAAAGGTGACACCGAAGGTTCGGGGACGTCACGTTTGGTTGGTGTTTCAACGAATTGTTCCGTTTCCATCAACAACGGTTCCGTCGAAACCGCGTCCAAAAGCGGGCAAGCGGCCCAATCCATCACACACACCGCCATTGGCGCGTCGTCATTTAGCTTTTCTGTTGACGGCATGGTTGACATCACAACCGCGGCGGACGACTTTAGCGGAGCCAATGAACACGGTTTTAACAATCTGGCCAAACTGGCGTTGTCTGGGGAAACCGTCGAAGTCATTTTCAAAGCGGACGCGACTAGCGGCGGCGCAACGTACACCGGGTCGGCCTTCATTGAATCATTGGAGGCGACCGCGGGTGTCGATTCCTTTGCAACGTATTCCTGCTCCCTAAAGGGAACTGGCACGTTGGTTCAAGCCTAATTTGCTTAAATTGGGGCGAACCCAATTGAAACAACATGGCTAAAAACAAATTACGCGGCGAATTGTCGGTGAAGGTCAACAACATGACCATTCCGGCGTTGGTGAACATGAACGCGTTTCGACTTTTGTCCGAACGGTACGAAATACCGTTGGCCGAAATCGACACGGAATTGTCGGACGACCCTTTGAACACGGTCCCAAAAATCGTGTTTTGTGGGATGTTGAATCACGCACAAAGACACGGCAAACCCGAATCAAGTTTGCCGGACTTCAATCAATTGTGTGCGTTCATTTGTGAGGACGAAAACACGTTTACACAAATCACCAACGAAGTTGTCGACACGATGGCCCCGGACCCGAAGTCGGGAAACGGGGTGGAGGCGGCCCCGAAATAAAAACGGGGCCGCCTCCAACGTGGCGGTCAATTTATGCGGCCGGCCTTCGGGCGGGTTTGCGACCGGATGAATTTTGGAACATGACATTTTTTGAATGGTCATGTTTCCAAAGTGGTTTGTTGGAGGCGGACGAAACCCGGTGGAACCACACCGGCGCGGTCATGGCGATGTTGTTTAACATCAACCGCGGCCGTGGTCAATCGGCAAAAAGCGCGCAAGATTTCAACCCGTACGGACGCGGAATGGCCGCGCCTGAAAACAACAAACCCATGTCGGCCGACGACATCAAACAATTGGTCGACGAATTTTCTTGACAATGGCGAAATCGTCACGGCTTGCAATACTTTTAGACCTCGACGGGTCCAAATTCGAACGGGGACTGAACCGTTCATTGGCCCGGTTCAAATCGGCGTCGAAGTCAATGCAAACGGCCGGACGAAATTTGTCCATGGGTTTGTCGGCCCCATTGGCCGTCGTTGGTGCGTCGTCATTCAAGGTTGCCGCCGATTTCGAATTGGCCATGGCGAAGGTCGGCGCCGTGTCTGGGGGCGGCGCGAAATCCCTTGGGGCATTAACTGAACAAGCGAAACACCTTGGTGGAACGACGTCGTTCAGCGCCTCACAGGTTTCTGAACTTCAATTGGAGTTGTCGAAACTTGGATTCACTCAAAAGGAATTGACCGGGGGCGATGGAATTCCCGGAATGACCAACGCGGTTTTGAATCTTTCAAAGGCGTTTGACCAAGATTTGGGAGAAACGGCAACGGTTGTCGGTGCAACGTTGCGACAATTCGGATTGGATTCGGCGGACACGGGTCGCGTGACCGACGTCATGGCGGCGTCATTTGCCGGGTCTGCCTTGGATTTGGAGAAATTCAAAGAATCCATGAAAAACGTCGCGCCGGTCGCGAACGAATTTGGGTTCAGTTTGGAAGAAACTTCGTCCCTCATTTCCGTGTTGGCAAACAACGGAATCGCCGGGTCGGACGCGGGAACCAAATTGAAAATGGCGTTCTCTGAATTGGCCAAATCTGGGGTTCCGGTCAAAGACACATTCGCGAAAATAATTCAAGGCGGGACCGGTTACACCGAATCGTTGGAATTGTTGGGAACGCGGGCGGCAATTCTTGGACCAATCTTCGGAAAGAATTTGGGAGATTTGGCGTCCTTGAACGCGGCATTCATGGAGGCCGAAGGGACCGCGCAAAGCATGTCCGACGCCATGGGCAACACGACGACGGGCAAGTTGGCGGAAATGCAATCGGCCATCGAGGCGGCACAAATCGAATTGGGAACCGCGTTGGTCCCTGCCATTTTGCAAGTCGTCACCGTGATTCGCGACATGGCGTCGGCGTTTGCCAACT